AAAACACGCATAACATAGAAATATGGGAAAAGTGCATTGACAGATTAAACGAACGATTTACTAAACAACTAAAAACACTTAAATAATGAAAGACACAATACTTGGCGCTTTATGCGTATGCAGCTTAATAGTTATATTTTACTACACGCTTTTAATTTTTGGATAATGAGTAAGAAAATAGAAATAAGAAAACGATTACATGACATTAATACGTTTATGTCAACGGCAGACAATGAAACATTCCTCTGCGGAAAAGATGAATACGGTAAAGATTTTACTTTGACCTTTAACACAATAGAGCTTCTTGAATGGTTAGATACTGATTACATGAAGCAGCAGGCTAAAAAATACATCAAAAGCTTATGATAGAAATAGAATACCAAGATGATGACAGCGTTATCTTTTATGTTGGAGCGGTTGCCTATCAGGTTGCCATAGAAACAGAGATAGGATCCGAGCAATATCCTGTAAGCTTTAACTCAATGAATGATGAGATAACATGGGCAGAATCAGATACGATTTACTATACCGTTTTGCCTGATACATTGCTCCAGGATGGCAGAGAATACTCAGATACAAATCTTTGTAATAAACTAGAAAAACTTTTAAATGATGAATGATCCTTTTAAACTAGAATTTTGGGATAACTTTAACGATTCCCTATATTTTGATTACTTAATGCACCAAACAATGCTAAAAACTTATAGAATAACGTACAAGACATATAAAGGTAGCGACACAAGCGCTCCTGTAAGCTATGCGATAAAATATGTCAAAGGATATAACAAACAGGATGCAAAGGCTGCATTCAACTTGTGGAAGGAACTTATAATAAAAATTGAACAATGCGATTAATAGAAGCTATTTACTGCGCACTAATAACTTGGATATATGGAAACCTTGAATAAAAAGAAATTTATTATGTCGAATGAATTTGATGATTTTGCTGAGATAATAGTTGATTACTTTAACCTTAGATTGAAATCCAGGGAGCTGCCTTTAATGGATGTTAAGAACTATTTTATTCTATGGTGGTATGAAAATCAGCAGAATTTTATAAAGTACAAAACAGCTACAAGCATGGGTAAGCTGCTTAATATGAATCACGCAACAATATTGCATCATATGAAACACAGGAAGCCTAGTTTAAAATTTAATTTACATACAAAAAACATTGAAGAGTTTGTTAATTCTTATGTTTTTATATAGCTTTGTAATGTTGGTAGGACAATCGAATTTTTATAGTGTTACGTTAGTAAGTGTCTCCTACCCACCGAAAGCGTAGCACTTTTTTTTTAACTGAAATTTATGGCAGACAATAAAAAAAGCTTTTTACTCTACTGCGATTTAATTCATACCGTTAAGAAACTAACGGATGAGCAGGCAGGAAAGCTATTTAAACATACATTAGAGTACGTTAATGACAAGGATCCTGTAACCGATGACATTATCACAGACCTATGCTTTGAACCTATCAGGCAGAGCTTAAAAAGAGATTTAAAGAAATATGAGAAAATTAGGCAAAAGAAAAGCGAGGCAGGAAAAAAAGGAATGGCCAAAAGATGGGGAAAGGATAACAGCGATAACAAGTGTTATAAATCTATAACAAAAATAACCGATAGTGTTAGTGTTAGTGTAAGTGATAAAGATATATATAAGAGCTTCGCTCATTTGTCTATGTCTGTAGAGCAATTTAATAAGCTAAATAAAGATTATTCTGAGCAACAAATAAACTCGGTCCTGGAGGCCATAGAAAACTTTAAACAAAACACTAAATACAAATCATTATATTTAACTGCAAAAAATTGGCTTAAAAAAGAACCAAAGCTAGATGAAGATAAATTAACACTAAAAGCCAAAAGGTTAGGATATGCTTAAAAAAGGACAACAATTAAAATATTTGCTAGACTATAGAGATGGTAAAATAAAGCAAGGTTTACAGATAGATTGCGAGCTAGATAAAAACATAGTTTTCAAACCAAAGCAGCTCAATATAATTCTAGGGCATGACAACGTAGGAAAATCTTACTTTATATTTTGGTACTTTTTAACCCTAGCGCTAAAGCATGATTTAAAATTTTGTTTATGGGCAGGAGAAAATAGCTACGGTCAAATTTTGAGAGACATGATACAGATGTACACAGATACGCCTTACAATAGATTAAGCCATCAACAAATAACAAGCGCCTCTACTTTCTTAGAGCAATATTTTGACTTTGTAGACAACAGCAAACTATACAAACCTGCCGAGCTGCTAGAGATATTTAGGCAATCAGATGCGGATGCCTGCCTAATTGATCCTTATACAGGCCTAGATAGAAAAATGGGATACGAAGGAAACTACGAATTTTTAAATATGGCTCGGCAATTTGTAAATGAAACAGGAAAGACTATTTACATAAATACGCATCCAACATCTGAAAGCGGAAGGGGAGGCAATATATTTCAAAAAGGCCATATGTGGGAGGGGCATCTACGCCCACCAATGGCTGCGCACATTGAAGGAGGCAAGAGCTTTTTAAATCGCTGTGACGACTTCCTAGTCATTCATAGGCTAGTAAAACACGAATCAATGAAATATATAACTTTGATATCAGTTGATAAAATAAAAGATACAGATACAGGAGGGCAACAAACTCTGCTAGATGACTACATCTTTTGCGAATTTAACAGCGGATTAGGTTTTACTATTGCAGGCGTTAACCCATTAAACAGCATACGATGAAAACTTTTAACAGCATAAGCGGAGGGCAGACATCGGCATATTTAGAGGTGCATTACCCTAGTGATTACAGAGCTTTTGCATTAGTTAGAACTTTAGATAAAAACTGTATTTATCCTGATGCAAAGGTTAGGCAAATGGTAAGCGACAAAATAAACGCTGAATTTATAGGAACATTAGAGGATGACATTATAATAGACACTATTTTAGATTTAGAGCAATACACAGGAAGAGAAATAAAATGGGTAACAGGTAAAACATTTGATGAGGTTATAAGTAGAAAAACAGGAATTCCAAACTTACCGCAGCCAATGCGTAGATTTTGTACTTTAGAGATGAAAGTAGAACCATTATTTCAATATTGGTTAAGTTTAAACATTGAGGCTTGGGAATGTCGTTTCGGATTTAGAGCAAATGAAAAACGAAGAGCAAAAAATACCAACAACAGATTAAACGAAAAAGGTTTACTTACACATAAGGGAATTATAGGCAAACATAAAAACGGAAATAATAAATGGAAAGAATTTGCCTATCAAAAACCAAGCTATCCTTTAATAGAAAATAATATCTTTAAAGACGAAATACAAAAGTTTTGGAAAGATAAACCTGTTCGATTTGCTTGGATGAACAACTGCGTAGGATGTATGCATAAACAACCAATGCTTTTAAAGAAAATGATGGGTAAGCATCCAAATAAACTACAATGGTTTATTGATCAGGAAGAAAAAGCTAAAGTAATGAGAGGTAATACTTGGAGGCAGGATGCGCTATACAAAGAAATAAAAGAATGGAATCCGCAAACAGAACTTTTTGACGATGACTTTAACGATTGCGACAGCGGATATTGCGGATTATAAAACAACACTATGAACTCACTAGAAATATTAAAAGCCAAGATTAACCTAAAAACTACATTGATAAAGTTTAAGTCAAGTCTTGAAGAACTGCGAGAAAAACACGAACACAGAACGGATTTAATTAAATCAATGCAGGAGAGCGCTGATGACATAGAGCATTTTCATTCCGTTTTTATGCAGTTTGAAGATGAATACTATCTAGAATGTAAGGCTAATATGCGCCATCAGATAATCATTGCAGAGCAAAAACACGAAATAGACAAGCTTAATAAATTAGTTGAAAACTTAAAAGAAGGAATATGAAATGCCCACAATGCACACAGTTAATAAATTGGCAAGAACAACACGAATACGAAGATTTTAATTTAGAAGGAGAAGGCATAATAAACGTACACTTTTGCACTAACATAGATTGCAACGTAGAAGAAGTTTACATATTTCAAAAAGACGATGCCGCGTTGTAAAAACTGTAGAGATAAATTTGAAGCAAAGCATTTTAACCAAAAATATTGCTTTAATCCTGGATGCGTTAAAGTATGGGTAGAAACTGCAAAGCAAAAGAATTGGAAAAAAGAAAAAAAGGAATTAAAGGAAAAGCTAGAAACCGTTCAAAGCTTAACTAAAAAAGCGCAAACCTATTTCAATGCATACATCAGAGCAAGAGACAAGAATAAAAATTGCGTAAGTTGCGATAAGCCCCTGGGATCCAAATTTGACGCAGGACATTACTACAGCGCAGGAGGATTTGGAAGCGTTAGGTTCAATGAGCTTAATGTTCATGGTCAGTGCGTTTACTGCAATCAGCATCTCCATGCAAACCTGCTAAACTATCAGATAGGAATAGAGCAAAGAATAGGAGGCGAAGCGCTTATAGAATTGCATGAGCAGGCGCATCAGGTAAGAAAATATACAAGGGAAGAACTAAGGGATATAATAGAAATCTACAAGAGAAAAATTAAAGAAATCAATTAATTTTTGTTATATTTGTAATACATATTTAAAATACACACTATGAAAAAATCAATTATTGAGAGATTGGCAACAATCCAAAAGGAGTTAAAAGCTCCAAAGAATCAGTTTAACAAGTTTGGAAACTACAAGTACAGGTCTTGCGAGGATATTATGGAGGCTGTAAAGCCTTTATTGAATGGCCTAGTATTGAATCTTACAGATGAGGTTAAGGAAGCAGCAGGCTATATGTATGTAGAAGCTACTGCAATGATAACAGATGGCGATAAAATGCAAGCTGTAAAGGCTCAGGCAGGAATTGATCCTACTCGCAAGGGGATGGATATTGCTCAGAGTTTTGGAAGCAGCAGCTCATACGCTCGCAAGTATGCTTTAAACGGTTTGTTTCTTATTGACGATACCAAAGACGCAGATAGCACAAATACGCATGATAAGAAGGCAGCGCCTAAAAAAAAGAAACTTACAGAGGCTAGATTTAAAGATGCTATAAAAGCGCTCCAGGATGGTAAAGTTGAAAAGGAAGCAATCACTAGCAAGTTTGAATTAAACACAGCGCAATTAAAAGCCTTAGAGTTATGCTGAAGATTAGATGTTCTTCCATTGGCAAGATAATGACCAACAGCAGAAGTAAAACAGAAACGCTTAGCAAGACTACTAAAACATATCTGCAACAGTTAGCCTTAGAAGAGGTTTATGGAATACGCAAAGAGTTTTCTAGCAGATACACAGATAAAGGCAACCAAGTGGAACGCTATGGTATTGATTTATGCCAGGATGTTTTGGAGCTAGGTTTGCTTTATAAAAACGATGACCATTTTAATAATGATTATTTAACAGGTACTCCTGATGTAAACACAGATAAAACTTTGCTAGATATAAAGAGTAGCTATGACGGAACTACCTTTCCTTGGTTTGCTGAGGATATACCAAACAAAGACTATTTTTATCAGTTGCAGGGTTACATGGCTTTAACAGGCAAGCGTAAAAGCTTGCTTTGTTATTGTTTGTTAAATACTCCTGAGCAGATTGTTGAGGATGAGATAAGGCGAGCGCATTGGCAACATCATTTGATTGATGAAAGCGAAGAGCTAAGGGCAGAGGTTGAGGCAAAGCATAAC